CCAAATAATCCTATATGTATGGGTGTCGTTAATTAACACGGGAGTTTTAAACGATGTCTAAACCGGTGGTAGAGTAATGTTTATATTTAGTTGGATTGGCCGTTTGTTATATGGTCCGGATTGGGAAAAGCACACACAAAAGCGGACGCGATATGTAAAGCGTAGGCGGCGATAAAATGCAAAAAACAGCGACGTGTTTATATACTGGCGAACAAGTGATCGTTTTTCCATTGTTTGCCATGCGAAAGCCGGAAAGTTTTTTGATAAAATATGATCCGGAAACAGTCGGGAATAAATCGGGCGCAATTAGATGGGCGCACGTCACCGAATTAAAATTTTAGAAAATGGCCCCGTTCTATTGACGGGGCTTTTTTTATTCTATATATGGGATAAATCGCATTCAACTACGGGAGTTATTGCAATGCTTAAAACTGTTAAAAATTCAACCGCCAATAAAACGGCGGGCTTGGCCGTGACATATCGCGCCGGAAAAGATAATAATTTCGGTACTTGTCCCGCCGACTGTAAACTGAACGATAGCGGGCGCGGTTGCGGAGCCGCTCAAATAGATTTTGAATATTTGGACGCCGTGCTTAATGCCAAGCCCCGCCGCGGGGAAAGCTTTACCTATTCACATTTCCACCCGTTATATTGGGCGCATAAATTAGCCCCGAATAAAACGACCATAAACTATTCTGCCGATACACTCGCCGAAGCCGTGAAAATTATGAAAGATAAAATTGCGCCGGTTGTTACTGTCGTTAAAAAATCATTTTGGAAAAATGGCAAAAACGCAATCGCCGACGGGGTGCGGGTTGTTCGTTGTCCGGCGGAATATTTGGATCACTTCGGTTGCGTAAATTGCGGCAACGGCAAGCCATTATGCGCCCGTTCTGATCGTGATTATATCGTCGGCTTTACTGGTCACGGGGTCAGCAAAAAGAAAATAGAGAACGGCGAGCGCGGGGGCTGTTATGCGGCGGGCGGTAATGTTGCTATTCACTGGCGGGCAACGGCGGGACAGGATCAGCAACAATCCGACGGGGACCGGTTGCGGGCTTTTATCAAAACGTTATCGCCGCGGGCTATTATCCGGCATCACGTCGCCGGTGATATAGGGGCGGAATAAAATTTCTAAAAATTCAAGCTTGCATTATATGCGAGATTATGAGACAACAAAAACCGGCGGTGCAATGATGCCCGCCGGTTTTTAAATTTCGGGAGAAATAAAACTATGACACATAACATCGAAAACAATAAAAATTCGCTTTCGGCTTTGCTTCAAAAAGTACAGGATCAGGCTAGCCGCGCCGCTGATTACTTGGCCCCGACTAATGACTTGCAAAAATCGACAACCGACGACGGCAAGCCGCAAATTATTGTCGAGCAACGCGGCGGGGAACCGACGCAATTTTTCGACATTAACGACGTGGCGTTCGGCCAGATTGCCAGTCATGCCGATATTGACACCCGCACGGCCCGCCGTTTGCAATCCCGATACCCCGCCGAATTCGACGGGCTTGTGAACGCTATTTGGCAGAACGAACCCGCCGTCCGTATGATCCGGACCCACCACAATGTAGTTGAACAACCCGCCACGTTTGGCGGCGTAGGTTTAAACGTGCCGCCCCGTGCGGAATGGAACGACGCGATAAATCCGAACGGGACCGTTCGGGCTTTCGTATCCGATAAGTTTAAGACGTTCGACAATGTCAATTTGCTGGAAGCCGCATTGCCGCAATTAATGGACAACCCCGCCGCGTTTCAAGTCGTCAATGCGGATGTTACCGAAAAGCGTTTATATCTTCGGTTAAAATCCCTTGTTCAAACCGGCACCGGTGCCGCGTTGAATGATCTAATGGCCAATGGTATCGGCTTGCAAAATTCCGAAGTAGGCGCGGGTTCCGTTTCTGTTTATCAGATCGCATGGACACTGGCTTGCCTTAATGGAATGCAAACCCAGAATAAAACGCGGTCCAGCCATATCACGTCCGCCCGTGATACCGACGACTGGGGGCTTTTATCGGATCAGGCGAAAGACGCCGACAATAAAGCCCTTGAATTAAAAATTCGGGATTTAGTCGGGGCCTATTCAAGCCGCGACGCATTTGATCAGGTTATTGAGCAAATGAAGAATGCCGCCGCCGACGTTATTGACGGGGTGGCCGTCGAGAAAACCGCCGTTGTCGAGAGCCTTGGCAAGGTTATGCAATTAACCAAAAAAGAAAAATCGAACGTGCTTGACGGGTTGCTGGATACTATCGGCCAAGCCGGTTATGAAAACGGAAAGCCCCTTTCCCGTGCGACGTTGATCAACGCGGTGACTGCTGTATCACATAAAGCCGATACAGACGACGTGGACGTATGGCAGCAGCGCGGGGGCCAGTTGCTGGCAATGAAGCCCGCCGATTGGCAACGGGTGGCCGCTGTAGCCGCATAACCGGACCCGCAATATCCCACACTAGCCCGCCCTAACCGGCGGGCTTTTTTTATGGGGCTTTACATTATATGGGATTTCACCCATATTATCGGGGACGGCCCCGATGGGGGGCTTTTAACTACGGGAGATTTCCACAATGGAAAATCAAAACTTTATTCCAGCCGAAACATTAGATCCACGCGACGCACAAATTGTTGAGCTTGAAAAGGAGCTCGAAGCCGCCCGCACGGCAAGCCGGTTACAACGGGACCAGCTGGATCAAGTCGGGGATGTCATAATGGGGGTTATCGGGGACAAGGTGGAAGCCCTAATTGAAAGCCATGTTGACAATGTCAAAGACGACGTAATGAACGATTTTAGCATTTACGATTATGAGAGCGAAATCGACGAGATGATCGGTGAGCGGTTGCCGGATGAAGAGGACAATTTTTCTAGCTACGACGACGTGAAAAGCTTGATTAAGGAAGTTCTGGCCGGTTCCACTCTCACATTGGATATCGAATAAATGGGCAAAAATCCAAGAATGTTTCAAGACGATGCCAAAAACTTTGCCGTGATCGAAAACACTGTTTTACTGGCTTTAGAATGGATTGGCGAACATGACGAAACCCACACGCCTGAACATTGCGAAGCCGTGAAAAAAGCATTGGAAGATTTACGGGAAAATTTGCAAGACTATTGCATGTGGGGCGGCTGGTAAAAGCCCCGCACAAGCCGATAACAGCCCCGCCGGTGGTAACCTACCGGCGGGTTTTTTTATGCCCGTCACTGGCCGTTTAAACCGCCGTAAATATCAGTTAAACTTGCCGGACCCCGCCCCGCGATCCCTGCCCCAAACCTACTGGCCCGTGGCCCGTGGTTCGTGGCCGGTGAAATTTAGGAAAGTTTACCGTCCACGATATCCGGAAAAAAGCCCGGCCTTTCGATCACCGGCCCGCTGGATCCGGACCGCGGCCAGTTGTTCGGGTCCCTTCCCATATCGGGTCAAAAACCGCAGAAATCCGCCAAAAATCCAAAAATCTCGCGCCGCCGCCCACGCCGTGGCTAGCGTTAGCTAGGGCCATGTTTCTCTCAAATATTTATGTGAAAAACGGTATGAATGTTTCACGTGAAACATTGCCTAAATATTAGGCAAATGATTAAAGCTTGTTCACTGTTAAATAATTGTGCATATTTCTGCACATATTTTGTGCAATTAGGGGCCTCTTATGGATGTTTCTGATCAAGAAATCAAGCTTCGCCTTCGTCTAGCGCAGATTGAGAAGAACGAAGCGTGTCGCGAGGACTTTTTAATTTTTGTAAAAAACATGTGGCCAGAGTTCATTGCCGGTCGTCACCATAAAATTATTGCGGACAAGTTGCAGCGCGTGGCGTCGGGGGAACTAAAGCGTTTGATCATCAACATGGCCCCGCGTCATACGAAGTCTGAGTTTGCATCATTCTTGTTTCCTGCGTGGATGATGGGTAAGAATCCAAAGATGAAGATTATTCAGGCAACTCACACGACAGAGCTTGCCGTCAACTTTGGTCGTAAAACAAAGAACCTGATTGATAGCGATGATTACAAAGACATATTTCCAGAAGTTCGTTTGGCTGCTGATAGTAAAGCTTCTGGTCGTTGGGACACTGCCTCTGGCGGGATGTACTATGCGGTGGGAGTCGGATCCAACCTCGCGGGTCGTGGTGGAGACTTGGTGATCATAGATGATCCTCATTCTGAGCAGACGGCGATGTCCGCTAACGGCTTTGATGATGCTTGGGATTGGTACACAGGGGGCCCCCGACAGAGGCTCCAGCCGGGTGGTAGTATAGTTTTGGTTCAGACCCGGTGGTCCGAAAAAGACATGACGGGTCAACTGCTACGTGCAATGGCTAAAGATCCGTTAGCCGATCAGTGGGAAGTTGTGGAGCTCCCTGCCATCTTTGATGATGAAAATCCGTGCTGGCCGGAGTTTTGGTCTTTGGAAGATCTGACCGCGGTCAAAGCATCAATCCCGCCAAGTAAGTGGAACGCCCAGTATCAGCAAAATCCGACAGGCGAAGAGAACGCCATCATCCGTCGAGAGTGGTGGAACAAGTGGGAGCATGACCGCATTCCCAACCTTGAATATGTTATTCAGTCGTATGACACGGCTTTTAGTAAACGCGAAACGGCGGACTATTCGGCCATTACAACGTGGGGGGTGTTTCGTCCAGAGGAGATTGGGGGCCCTCCGGGACTCATACTTTTGGACAGTCAGAAAGGACGGTGGGACTTTCCAGAGCTAAAAGAGATCGCGTTGGAGCAGTATAAGTATTGGGAGCCCGATACAGTAATAGTTGAAGCCAAAGCATCAGGGCTACCTTTGACCCACGAATTACGAAACATGGGAATACCCGTTGTTAACTTTACGCCGAGCAAGGGTAATGATAAGGTGACCAGAGTTCATTCTGTGTCGCCGCTTTTTGAGGCAGGTATGGTTTGGGCCCCCGACACCACTTTTGCGGATGAGATCATTGAAGAGGTGGCGGCGTTTCCAAACGGGGAGCATGATGACTTGGTTGACAGCATGACACAGGCTTTGATGCGCTACAGGCAAGGTAATTTTGTACAGTTGCCGACTGATGACTGGGATGATGAAGACGCTCACGTGCAGGTTAAGGCATACTACTAATGGCGGAACGTCCACAACCACGGGGTTTTGAAGTAAACCAGCCCGGTTCTACGCGAGAGACGTTTACAGGTTTGGCCCAAGGTGCAACCACAGACCTTGCAGGTAGTGTCGTTGACCTTGGTGCAGCCGCTACGGGTATAGCTTCTCAGGTAGACTCCCGCCTTCTTTCCATGTCTCCAAAAGCTGCTCTGCTGTCTTATCTGAATCCTTTTGCAGAGCAGGCTCAAAAGGTTGCGGGATCCGAGGCCCTTGGACAACGGGTCTTTGGCGATGCCCCTACTGAAGAGTTACAAAAGATTAGAGACGATGCCCGATTAGTCGGTGGGATAGCGGGTCTTGGTGAGATGCTCACGGCCAAAGGGGCTAAAACAGTTGCTGGCGGCATTGAAGATTTTATGCAGTTTTTGCCGAATGTTCGGGCGCAGGCGGTCACCCCGGAAGGTTCGATGTTGCCGCTACCGGACGACGCTTTGCCAGACACTTCAATTACGAAGATGTCTGCGGACACGCCGGGGGCCGCATTGAGAAGTGTGCAGACTTTTGCTAAAGGCATAAAGGGCGGTGAAGCTTTAATTGAGACGATGCCAAATAGGCTTCTTTTTCCAGACTTAAAGTTTTCAGAAGTGACTCTTAGAGAAAGTAATATAGAACCGGGAGCCGTGGACATTGAACTGTTACGTGCAGGTGAAAAAGGGAAGGGCCTTGGTTCTAAGACTTTAAAGCGTATTACGGATCGGGCGGACGAAACGGGTACGACACTAACCCTATATCCCGCTCCCTATGGCGAGGGTGGGCTAGAGGAGGCGGAGTTAATTGAGTTTTATCAGCGCAACGGGTTTGAGTTTAAGTTTCCCGACCCGGACAACCCCGACCCTATTTTGGATATGGTACGTAAGCCGCGGCCCACGGCCCCCAAGTCAACCGGATTACTAGGCGGCGACAAACCGCAACGCTTTTACCACGGCACGGGAGAAACCTTTAAGGATTTTGACCCAGACGCCGAAGTTACTTTTGTATCGGATATGCCCAGCACAGCAGAATACTATGCTGGAGATATTTCAGACGGGGCTCCTAACATTATTCCTGTCTATTTAAAAGATGCAAACTTTTTTGACGTGGATAATCCGGAACACATAAAACAACTTAGAGAAAGCGACTGGTACAAAAGTAGGAAAGACGAGCTAGATGATGGGTTTACTTATCCGGGGGAGGGTGATTTTGTCGATGCAGTAGAGGCAGGAAATTACGATGTTATAGAGGAATCTGGATTAGTAAACTGGATTAAATCACAAGATTTTGATGGTTTTACTACTTATGAGCAGGACGGTAAAAATTATGGTGTGTTTAATGTAGACAACATCGTCCCCGGAGTAGAGAAGAAGGCAGAAGGCGGTGTAATAACACTGGCCGACGTAGCGCGGAACATGAGCCGCGGACCACGGGGCGTGGCTAGTCTAGCCCCTGTTGCTAGAAATATGAATCGTCCTATGGTAAGTTAGCCTCAAAGGAGACGCTAAATGGCACGTAAACCGATTGCAGGAATGATGGACAACGTCCCGTCTCAGTTGGACATGGAGGACTTGGCGGCTGAAGTAGAACTTGAGTTACCGGGCAGCATGGACGACAACGTGGTCGCCTTTGAAGGTGTAGCTGAAGGCATGGACATTGAGATGATCCCCGAAGATGACGGCGGTGTGACCATTGATTTTGATCCGCAGGACCAGCGCGGGGGCGGTGATGATTTCTATATGAACCTTGCAGAGGAGATGCCTGACAGGGAGCTTGGTCGCATAGCCGGTGAACTGCTTGCAGAGTTTGATGCAAACAAATCTAGTAGACAGGATTGGGAAGATGCCTATGCCAACGGTCTTGAACTTCTTGGCTTCAACTATGAAGAAAGAACACAGCCGTTCCGCGGGGCCTCTGGTGTTACGCACCCGTTGCTTGCCGAGGCGGCTACGCAATTTCAAGCGCAGGCGTTCAATGAGTTGTTGCCTTCCAGCGGCCCCGTGCGAACTGCTGTTATGGGAAGCGAAACAACCGCCAAACAGCAGCAGTCACAACGTGTAAGGCAGTTTATGAACTTCTACATCACCAACGTGATGGAGGATTACACGCCAGACATGGACCAGATGCTGTTTTATTTACCGCTAGCGGGCAGCACTTTCAAAAAAGTTTACTACGACGAAACAATGGGCCGTGCGGTAAGCAAGTTTATACCGGCGGAACACTTGGTTGTTCCTTATGACACGGCAGATTTGGACACTTGTCCTAATATAACGCAGGTTTTGCGTATGTCGTTGAACGATCTTCGCAAGAAACAGGTGTCTGGGTTCTATCTGGACATACCGGTTTTACCCGCGCAGGCCGAAATGGACAGCGTGGGCGACGAGATACAACGTATTGACGGTGTTACGCCCTCTCAGATCGACTATGACTGCACTATTTTGGAATGTCATGTCGATTTGGACCTTGAAGGGTACGAAGATGAGGACGAAGACGGCGAGCCCACCGGTATCAAGATACCATATGTGGTAACAATTAGTCAGGACAACGGCCAGATACTGTCAATTCGTAGAAATTACCGCGAAGACGATGATTTGCAGAGAAAAATACAGTATTTTGTGCATTACAAGTTCCTTCCGGGCTTTGGTTTCTATGGTTTGGGCCTTATTCACACGATTGGCGGGCTTTCGCGCACTGCAACAGCGGCTCTTCGCCAGTTAATCGACGCTGGAACGCTTTCCAACCTACCAGCAGGCTTCAAGGCCCGCGGACTACGGATCAGGGACGATGATGACCCGTTGCAGCCCGGTGAATTTAGGGATGTGGATGCTCCGGGCGGGGCTATTCGTGACAGTTTGATGCCTTTGCCGTTCAAGGGGCCGGATCAGACGCTGTTTCAGTTATTAGGCTTTGTTGTTAACGCTGGTCAGCGGTTCGCGACCATTACTGACATGAAAGTTGGTGACGGTAATCAGCAAGCTGCGGTAGGCACCACTATAGCTCTGTTAGAACAGGGCTCACGAGTGATGAGCGCGGTGCATAAACGGTTGCACTATGCCATGCGTCAGGAGTTTAAAATCCTTTCGCGAGTGATGAGCGAGAGTTTGCCGCAAGAGTATCCGTATTCTGTGGAAGGTGCGGACGCTACTATCATGGCGTCTGATTTTGATGACCGGATAGACGTTATTCCGGTATCTGATCCGAATGTGTTTAGTCAGGCTCAAAGGATTGCTTTGGCTCAGACTAAGTTGCAGTTGGCTGGGGCTGCTCCGGAGTTGCATAACATGCACGAAGTATATCAGGACATGTACGAGGCTCTTGGTGTACGGGACACGGACCGTATTATGAAGCGCGTCCCTGACGAGGAGCCGGTTCCCAAGGATCCTGCACAAGAGAACATCGACTCAATGGACATGATTCCATTGAAAGCTTTTGAAGGGCAAGAGCATGAGGCACATATAATGGCTCACATGGTCTTTGGATCTACACCAATGGTTGCGGCGATGCCTGCCATTGCTATGGAACTCCAGAAGCATATCATGGAGCACGTAAAGATCGCTGCACAAGAGCAGGCTATGCAGCAGATGGCTCAACAGATGCCGCAAGCTGCCGAAGAAGAAGTTAATCTGGCTATGGAAGCTTTGACGGCGCAGTTTGTTGCTCAAGGTATGCAGATGGTCAAGCAGATGTCTGCACAGGTATCCGGTCAGGGCCCTGATCCGTTAGTCAAGTTGAAAGAGCAGGAGCTCCAGATCAAGGCACAAGCGGAACAGGCTGACGCACAAGTAGATCAAGCCAAGCTTAATCTGGATGCACAGAACCAGAGGATGCGAGCAGATCAGTTCCAGCAAAGGCTGGCTAGCCAAGAGCGGCAGACGCAGGCTCGTATTAACGCCGCTATGGAACGAGAGTTTATTAAGCAGAGAGGTGAATAGAATGAGCGCAGTAAAGATTGTGACTAACAAGCCGGGTTCAGCGCCAAAAGTTGATGATTTTGCTGACATCAAAGGTCAGGGTCGTATACCTTACGGCAAAACTGCTGACGCCAAGATCCCTACGACTATGAGCCGTATGACTGCTCGCGGTATGGGTGCAGCAGTAAAAGGTGGCGGTTACAACGGTTATAGTTAAGCCCTACCTTTAGCTACGGGAAAAGTTAATGGATCCAGTAACCGCCATGGCAACGGCTTCTGCCGCTTTTGGAGCTATTAAAAAAGGCTTTGCAATAGGCAGAGACATTGAGTCTATGGCCGCTGACTTATCAAGATGGATGGGTGCTCTCAGTGACCTAGACATGCTTGAGAAAGAAGCCAAGAACCCTCCCATTTTTAAGAAGTTGTTCAATGGTAAATCTGTTGAACAGGAAGCGATAGAGACGTTTGCGGCTAAAGAAAAAGCCGAGCAGCAAAGACGAGAGCTTCAACAATGGATTGGACTGACTTTTGGAAAGTCGAAATGGGACGCTCTTGTAAAAATGGAAGGTCAGATCCGCAAACAGAGGCAAGAAACTTTGTATAAACAACGACAACGGCGTCGTAAGTTTGTTGAGATAGTAGCGTGGATCGTAATGGGGCTTGTCGGCGTCGGACTTCTAGTTGGTTTTGTTTTCTTTTTGAAGGGAACAGTGGCTAATGCCGATAATCAGATGGTCACTTGTCGTAAGGTAAAGTGCGAGAAGCTAGACAAAAAACAGACTGTTTGTGTGTTCAAAGGTGCAAACAATACCATTGAGTCGCAGATTTTTGTGTATGGAGAATTTATACCGTCTGAATATCAATGCAAATATGACCCAAATGCTAAAAAAGAGATGACAGTACAAGAGACACTCAAAGCAG